GAAAGGGCATACAAACAATATTTAAAAACATTTAAACTGGAGATATTATAATGGCATATGGAGCAAAAGTGTTAGACCACTATGAAAACCCTAGAAACGTAGGGGTATTTCCAAAGGATGACCCAGATGTAGGTACTGGTATGGTAGGCGCACCAGCTTGTGGTGATGTAATGCGATTACAAATTAAAGTCAAAGACGGTATTATCGAAGATGCTAAGTTCAAGACATATGGTTGTGGTTCTGCCATTGCTTCAAGTTCACTATTAACCGAAATGGTAAAGGGAATGACGTTAGACGAGGCTACAGATATCAAGAACATCGATATTGTAGAAGAATTGGCATTACCACCAGTTAAAATCCACTGTTCTGTATTAGCAGAAGATTGTATTAAAGCAGCTATTACCAACTACAAAGAAAATTGTCTCTCTTCATAGCAGATATTGAATTTACTGATAACGCATCTACCAAAGTATCAACGATGTTAGATGATGGTGATAATGATACTCACTTACGAGTATATATTGTCGGTGGTGGTTGTTCTGGATTTTCTTATGGATTCACATTCGACACCGAACATAAAGAGGGCGATAGCACTGTTATAAATAATGATGTAAGGTTAGTTGTAGACCCGATGAGTTATCAATACTTAGTAGGCTCTACAGTAGATTATCTTGAAGACCTTCAAGGCTCAAGATTCATTATAAGCAATCCAAATGCTAAAACGACTTGTGGTTGCGGGAGTAGTTTTTCGGTATGATTACAATATCAGATAAAGGTGCGGAACGAGTAAAGGAATTTCTAGAAAAGAGAGGTTCTGGGTTCGGATTAAGAATATCAATATCAACAACTGGTTGTTCGGGTTATGCCTATCAATTAGAATTCGCCGACACTATAAATATTGACGACAAAGAGTTTTATTCCAACGGTGTTAAAATAGTAGTTGACGAGAAGTCATTAATATTCATCGATGGAACAGAAGTGGATTATGTCGTTAATGGACTCAATGAGGGGTTTGAATTTAATAACCCTTTAACAAAAGCAACTTGTGGTTGTGGTGAGTCGTTTACGGTATAGGAGAGTAGAATGGATTTAACTTTCATAACAGCAGAACTATTAAACGACATCAGTTGGATTGATGGTATAATTTATATATGCTTAGGTCTAAGTACGTACGCAATAGCAAGATATATCAATAAGAAAATCTGAATTATTATAAATATTTGTATAACGCAATAATCACTAATACCCCTAAAGGAGGAAGGTAAATAAACCAATAAATGAAGTAACACTTTTTTAACTAATGGAATTATTTATGACAAAGAAGGCAAAGAAGTCCTTTTTCCGTTCACTCAAGAACGGTACAATAGACAAGTATAATTACGATCATCAAGAGCAAGCACACGAAGTTATAGAATTATTAAACGACTTCGCAATCCCTAAAACAGACTCCCCGCTAAAGCCTCTCAACGCTAAGCAAGCACAATATATAAAATCAATAGAAAACAACCTTATTACATTCGGTTGTGGTCCAGCGGGCACAGGTAAAACATACGTTTGTGGAGCATTGGCAGCTGAGGCAATTAAAACGGGTAAGACCGAAAAGATTGTAGTCACTAGACCAGTACAAGAGGCTGGTGAGCACCTTGGGTTCTTACCAGGAGAGCTTGAAGACAAGTTTGCCCCTTATTTTCAACCCTTCAAAGATGTATTAGAAGAAGTGTTGGGAAAAGGTCATGTAAGTGGATTAACAAAAGCGGGTAGAATTGAAGCTGCTCCATTAGCATATATGCGTGGTCGTTCATTTAAAAACTGTTGGATTATTCTAGATGAAGCACAGAATTGTACTCCAACTCAAATGAAGTTATTTCTAACGAGAATAGGTCAAAACTGTACAGTCATTGTTAATGGTGATAAAACTCAAATGGATATTCGTGGTACTTGCGGATTAGTCGATGCTATGAATAGGTTGGGCAAAATAGATGGAGTTAATAATATTGTTTTTACAAAAGAAGATATTGTTAGGTCTGGTATAGTTCAACGTGTAGTAGAAGCGTATGAAGATATCTAGTGATGATAAGTTCAACGAAGCAGCCTTTAAAGAGGTATTAACAATTGAGGAACAATTAGAATACGCAATGTGGGTTGATACCCTAGCGTCGGGTGGTTGTTCTGGGTTGGAGTCTTTGTCGCCTGATGAGTTGGACTACAAAATGTATCGCATGTACGTCACCGATGTAGGTCTTTGGCATAATTAATTATTCGATATAACTTGCTTTTTTAGTAAAAGTATAGTATAATAGACTCTATGAATAAAGAATTATACGATTACTACCAAGAGCACGCCATTGATAATATCCCATATTTAAACGTTGGCGAATTCAAATACGTCACCGACAAATATGGAAAGAAAGAATGTCGATATACGCTCGCTGAATACATTGCGAGCAACACTTCCAATTACCCTTTTAACCCTATCACATATGAAGATATGGTTAAGAACTTCAACAAACTTTTAAAGGCGAATTACACTAAGTATATTCACCCTACATCACCTACTGTCGATGATAATGTACTAGAGAAATATGATGACTACAAGTATAGTTATCATGAATATCCCCTAGGCGTTATCGATGGTCCAGCTGCCCCTTTCAATAGAGTTTCTGATTATTTCATGAGAAGCACAAGGTACGAGTGTTCGTGCCAACTTAATAAAAGTCCAGTAGAGGTATGGGAAAGGGGCGAACCAAGAAATCTATGGCCTGCTACGGGCGCGTTATGGAGAGGTGTTAATGACGTCCATTACAATAAAGAAACTGGTGAGTGTATATCTAACACTGGATTAACTAAAAACTCCTATTTAATGGCAATGAGAATGGGTGCTTATATAGCAACTCAATTCAAACCAATAGTAGCAAAGTCAATATATGAAATGACTAAAGCATCTAAAATACTAGACACTTCGATGGGTTGGGGCGACCGACTGACTGGGTTCTTCGCTACCAATTCTGCTAAAGAGTTTATAGGTTGCGACCCAAATCCAACTACATTCGAAATCTATAAAGAAATGTCAATAACATTTTCTAAACTCCTAAGTCCTAATAAGTACGAAATAGTAAAAGATACTGATGACATATTCATTCTAAAGGGTGAACGTAAATCAGTAACACTATACAGAACAGGTGCAGAGAATCTTCCATGGGACGAAATAGTAGACATTAATTGCGCATTCACTTCTCCTCCATACTTCTCAACTGAACTATACAATAAGGGTGGAAAGCATGAATCAGACCAATCATGGAGTAAATACCAAGAATACAATGACTGGAGAGATAAGTTTTTCCTTCCAGTAGCATCTAATTCTTTTAAATCCCTATCAAAAACTAATGGTCATCTATTCGTTAATATAATGGATCCGAAAATAAAAGGAACAAGGTACAGAACTGGTGATGAATTAGTTGATAGCCTACTCCCTCATTTCAAAGGTCAAATAGGTATGAAAATCCAACAGAGGGCACAAGGTAAATCCTTTACGGGAAACGATGAGAATGCTCTTAAAGAATACCTAGCAAAGACATATATTGAGAATGTCTGGTGTTTCAGTACCAATGACATGGACTATTTTTTAGAAAGTAAATCCCTTGACTTGTCTGACTTCTTTTAAGAATACACCTACTATTTACAACAAAAGTATTTACCCAAGACAATATGTTTAGGGTATAATAGACTCTATTGACAATTAAGAAAAAGGACTAAACAATGACAGATTCCAAACCAGAAAAGAAAGAAGAAACAGAAAAGACTATATGGCAATTATTTAAAGAGGCATAGATGAGTATCAGTATAAAAGAAGCACGAGCATATTTAGACATGTCTGAGATATACCAAGCAGTATATGGAACTAAGAATGGGATAGATTTATACACGCATGGAGAACTGATTGAGAGAATAGAACAAATTAAAGAAACTGCGTCAGTTAAGTTTTACGATGAACAAGGCAGAAGGTCACTATGAATCTTTCGAAAGAACAAATCAGAATTAATAAGAATAAAAACAACAAACGATACAGAGAGAATAACCTAGACAAAATCAAAGAATATAAAAAAGAATACAATAGAAGGCCTGAAGTAATATTAAAACGTAAAGAATATAGAATTAAAATTAAGTATGGTATTACATTAGAAGAATACAATAACAGAATGAGTAGTAGTAATGTATGCGAGAGTTGTAATGAGTCTATAAGTACCGCACGTCTTTGTTATGACCATGATCATGATACTATGGCATTTAGAGGTGTATTGTGTAGTAAATGTAATTATGGTATAGGGGTATTGGGTGATAATATAGAATCTGTACGTAATGCGTTGAAATACCTAGAGAAAGTGGAAGCTAAACTAATGGAAACTCGGTATATGGACGATGACTGCTAAGAAACTGGATGACGCTGAGGTATCGCTGGATGACGCTGAGGTATCGCTGGATGACGCTGAGGTATCGCTGGATGACGCTGAGGTATCGCTGGATGACGCTGAGAATCTGGTTTAAACCACCTAGACCGTATTTCCGATAAAAAAAATAAGTAAAACATAACTAAACTCCAAAAAATATTCTCAGCTCCTCGTCAGCACCTCATCAATACCCCCATATATTAGGTATTTTATAACTAAACTCTCGCACCGACCACCCCATCAATGACTTTCTCCCCCATATAAACGCACTTTTAATCTGCGACCAGTCATATAGTACAGGTATTTTTTAACTAAACAGTCATATCACGTTAGGTATTTTATAACTACCCCACACATATTCGACATAACCCTACTAATTACATCAAAGAAACTTACCTAGACAATCATTTATAGGGTATAATACGTAGTATATTAAATAGAAAAGGAGTTTCAAATGAGAGTATTACCAAGAATCTTAAACAACCTTACATTAGATGCTGTACTTGCTGAGAATGACATGTTCATCTTCGGTAAGAGAACAGTCACTACATCATATGGTAACGAGTCAGAGAACGTTCTCTGTACTACTGAAGGCAACGTTGTATCAACTGGTTGGTTTGAGTATGATGAAGATGGATGGTACATGACTGTTGCGTCTAATAACCCTGATGGAGCTGATGTTGAATTCTTCGGTTCAGATGCTAAGGGTGTAGTAGATTACTTTACTGCTGTTTAAAAGATTTAGTTGAGGGTATGTCTGATTAAATAATAAAGACTCCGTATAACAAAGATATGGAGCCCGTATTAGTTAATGACGTAAAAAGAAAGTGAGTATAAAGTTTAATAATCGCTTTACTTCCTCTCCATTTTAGGGTATAATACGTAGTATAAATGATAATAAAAGGAGTACATATGAACGAGATAGATATTTTATTTACAGTAATATTTTTACTATTAGCAAGTACAATCTTCCAGTTAGGTATGGTAGCTGAATCAGTAAGGAGTAAGAAGTAATGAATGACCTAGCACTAGCAGTCTATATAGCATTGTTGCTTGCCGTAGTGATTGGTAAGTATGTAACCCCAAGCAATTGTGTATTAGCAAGAACACAATAATTTTTAACAAGACGGTTTTGTCCGTCACTATTATAACTTATTTTAGGTTATTTATCGAGAAAAAAGGAAAATAAATATGAAAGTTTATTCTAAGAAAGACCAGGAAGTCAAATCATTATTTCAAGGTGTTGATGGTCCAATGCTAACCAATACCCAAAAGGATGAAGCAAGAGATGCTCTAGCAGATTCAGTTAAACAGTTCTATGCAGCTGGCGGAGTCAAACGTATTATAACAAGAGAGGAGACCGATAAAAGATTGGGATTGACTTGACTTATGCGTTGATGTAGGGTATAATAGAAGTATGGATTGGAATTTTTGGAGCGGCTGTTTTTCGACTTGACGTAGTATGGGACGCTGAAAACTGTAGATTTTGCTACGATTAAAAAACTAATATCGAAAAAATACATTTATACAGACACCTCAACAAATAAAAAAATCAGTTCCTAAAAAAATTTCGCAGTTCCTAAAAAGCACAATACAAAAAAATTTCGCAGACTAAAAAATGGAGATATATGAATTATAACGAAACTAACGAAGAAGCAACTGAAGACACTGAGCAATCAATCGGAGGCATCCTACTTAATTCGGTAGGAAGCTGGTGTGATCAAAACGGGATACATCCCCTCAACGACAATAACATTCCCGACCTCGATAAGAGCATGACCACGGAATACAAAGAAATCGAATACATTGAGTTCACTAGTCTGATGGATAAGAAAGACGTTGCCCTATATCGAGTAGCACTCAAAGAGTACGCACCAGAGGGCAAGCAGTGTAAGGTATGGGTAGACCAAGTATGGGTACACACATCTTAAACTCCACTCAAAGACATTGCGAGATAGGGAAATATTCTTATCACATTGTTACACGCTCCCCATTTGAGTATTACATCAGAACCGACATGATACAGAATATTGACATTGAACAGGACTCGTCCTTGATCATCACACAATTGTCTGACTACATTTTCGAAACGATAAAGACGATACACTATAATGGTGCCACGACTGAGGAGAGGTTTCTCATCAAGAGTATTAATGAGAGTGAGTTGGATGATGAAGACTATCTCAGGAATAACTCAGGACATGCTCCGAGTCATTGGGGCATTAGATAGATGGCAAGTCTAGTCATGAAACAATATTGCGTTATGTTTCTTGACGGCAGCGGTCGGACTCTGTTGGGGTTTGACAAAGACCATATTAGAAGTAAATACCAAAACGCAAAGAGTGTGTTTGAGATGGGAAGGAAAGAGGAACACCAAAAAACGCAGAAAAACTAACAGCACCACTTAACAGGAGAATTTAAGACATTGCACACGAACAACAAGACAAATAGTATAATGACAGGAGAGACACCCAAATCGGTTGATACTGCACAGACCTATACTAAAGCAAGGATGGTATCATATAGCATGCCAACAATGGAATACCAAGCAGAAGGGTTAGAGAATGTTCAAGACCTAATAGCATACTGCGCAAGGGTGAGCAATCCAAGTAATCAGTTTAATAAAGAAACTGCGGACAAGTTGATTAAATATCTAATCAAACATAAACATTGGAGTCCGTTGGAAACAGTCAGTGCTTGTATTGAGATTGAAACTACAAGAGATATTGGAAGACAGATTTTAAGACATCGGTCATTTTCGTTTCAAGAGTTTTCTCAGAGGTACGCAGACCCAACGAAAGATATGTCATTCATGTTGAGGGAAGCAAGACTTCAAGATACTAAGAATAGACAGAACTCAGTTGAGAACCAAGATGAGACATTAAGTGCTATGTGGAGAATCAAACAAGAGGAAATCATTAAGAAATCTCTTGAGGCATACGACTTTGCTATTAAGAATGGTATTGCTAAAGAACAAGCAAGAGCAGTATTACCAGAAGGTTGTACAATGAGCAGAATGTATATGAATGGAACTTTAAGAAGTTGGGTTCACTACATTGAATTGCGAAGTGCTAATGGTACACAGAAAGAGCATATTGAAGTTGCCTTATTGTGTGCTAAAGAAATCGCAAAAATATTTCCACTTATGCTTGACATTTTGGAATAAGTATAGTATAATAGACGTATGGGAAATAAAATATGAGAATAGGTGGACCAATGGAAGTGACTAGAGATTACTTTGATTTTATCAGAATTACGATTGATAGAATAACAGAGATTGATGCTTTAGTAGATGCATTAGAAAGTGCAGTCAATAAATACGAGATTGGTTCCAAAGAACGTGAAACATTAGTTTCAATGTATAATACCCTAACTGGAACAAATAATAATAATGGAGAATAAATAATATGAGCAAAACAACAATACCAGGCGTTACATATAAGAAAGATTCAAATGGTAACAAAATCAGTAAGAAAAGAATGAGTCATGGTTCACATCGTTGTAAAAGAAAACCAAACAGCCCCGAATGTTTAAATGGGTCATATACTTAAATGTTATTCAAGACTCGTAAAGATGGAAGCAAAACAACGCCGATGCCTAAGAGTTTCAGAGAAATACAAACATTTAAAGATGGTGTATCTTATGAAACTGAAGAGGGGTGGCGTGTTTCTATGGATAACGATGCTTGGAACGATTGTTTAGTTGAATGGGGGATTTGGAGATAATGGAAATCTTAGGAATGGTTATGGCAGTATTGCCTATACTAATAGCAATGGGACTAATCTCGATAATGATACTAGCATTATTGTATTGGATATTCGATTGGTTTTAATAATTTTAGAAGGAGAAAAAGAAAGATGATGGATTTTATCATGAACGTTGCGGGAATGGTTGCTTCGGTATCATTAGCGTGGATAGCAATATCACTACAAGAAATTAAGGAGAAATAGAAAGATGGTAACAATATGTGGGTACGAAATTAAACGTACAAGTAATGGGTATTTAGAAACACCAGATATGTGGACAGAAGAAATCATGAGATGTATGGCACAAGACGATGATTTGGAATTGACTGATAGTATGGTCACCCAAATTCTAGCGGCACGGGCATACTTCGATGAGAACTCATCTGTACCACCAATTAGAACCTTTGCCAAAGTAGTCGGCATTGACAAGAAAATCTTGTTTAAAGAATGGTTGACAGGACCAATGAAACCGATTACTAAGTATGGTGGATTACCACAACCGACTGGTTGTGTATAGTTAGAAAACTGCGGGTATGGTGTAATGGTAGCACTGCAGCCTTCCAAGCTTCAAGTGGGGATTCGAATTCCCCTATCCGCTCCAAATTAAAAGAGGGTTTATGCAACAGAGTAAAACTTGTTCGTTCATTGAATCTTCGTTAAACATGTTTAGTGGATTTGTTGTTTCATTAATCGTGTGGGTTTATTTTATCGAACCAGTATGGAATATCGATATGCCGTTGATAGACAACATCAAAATTAGTATGGTGTTTACCGCAACGGCAATTGTTAGAGGGTATTTCTGGAGAAGGTATTTTAACATCAGATTATTCAGGAAGAATAATATCATAACTAAATAGAAAGTTAATTAATCTATATTATTAAGGGAGTGAAAATTGAAAGATTATCTAGGCATTAGCATCAACGCACAGAAGGACAGAAAGTTGTCTAAGCAATCTAAGAAATTATTAAAAGATTATTATTGTAAAGAGGGGGAAACGTCACCGCAACAAGCATTCGCACGAGCTGCAGTGGCATATTGTTACGGCGACATCGAACTAGCACAACGTATTTATGATGCGGTTTCGAATGGATGGTTTATGTACAGTAGTCCAATCCTATCAAATGCTCCCCTTCCAGAAGATGAGAAAATAAAGGCATTGCCTATATCTTGTTTCTTAGCATACGTTCCAGACTCACTTGAGGGTTTGATTGAACATACATCAGAACTACGTTGGTTGTCTGTTAAAGGCGGTGGTGTGGGCGGTCATTGGAGTCACGTTCGTGCTGTGTCGGACATTGCTCCTGGACCACTACCATTTATGCATACAGTTGATTCTGATATGACGGCATACCGTCAAGGCAAAACACGTAAAGGTTCATATGCTTCTTATATGGATATTAGTCATCCAGACATTGTAGAATTTATCAATATGAGAATTCCGACTGGTGATGTAAATCGTAAGAACTTAAATCTACATCACGCAGTAAATCTATCAGATGATTTTATGGAGGCGGTTGAAATTGGTCTTGATTGGGATTTGAAAGACCCAGACACAGGCGATATTAGAGAAAATGTATCTGCCAGAAAGTTATGGGAAAGTTTACTAGAAACTAGATACAGAACTGGTGAACCATACCTTAACTTTATTGATACTGCTAATAGAGCATTGCCTCAATCGCAAAAGGATTTAGGGTTAAAGATTCACGGAAGTAATCTGTGTAATGAAATCCATCTGCCTACAAACGAAGAAAGAACTGCTGTGTGTTGTTTATCATCCGTCAATTTAGAGAAGTATGACGAATGGAAAGACACTTCAATGATTGCCGACTTAACGCGTTTCTTGGATAATGTTTTACAATTCTTTATTGACCATGCTGGTGATGAAATCTCTAAGGCAAGATATTCAGCAGAAAGAGAACGTAGTTTAGGATTGGGTGCTATGGGTTTCCATTCATACCTTCAGAAACACAATATTGCTTTTGAGTCGAGGGATGCTTTAGCATTGAACACGAGAATTTTTAGAAGCATTCAAAAGAAATCAATTGCTGAATCTCTTTATTTGGGTGAAGAAAGAGGTGAAGCACCAGACATGAAAGGTACTGGTAGAAGAAATGCTCACTTACTTGCTATCGCACCAAATGCCAATTCGAGTTTAATTGCGTCTACTTCTCCATCGATTGAACCGTGGAAGGCAAATGCGTTTACTTCTAGAACTAGAGTTGGGTCTCACTTAACTAGAAATTCTTATTTAATAAAAGTGTTAAAGAAGTTAGGCAAAGATGATGACGATACTTGGTCAAGTATTATTACTTCGGGTGGTAGTGTTCAACACTTCGATTGGTTAGACGAACATACAAAGAACGTATTTAAAACTGCTATTGAGATTGACCAAGATTGGGTTATTAGACACGGCGGTGCTAGACAAAAATACTTATGTCAAGGACAGAGTTTAAATATCTTTTTCCCCGCTGGGGCAACTAAAGCATATTTGCATACTGTCCACTTTGATGCTTGGAGATATGGTTGTAAAGGATTATATTATCTTAGAACTGAATCAAGTAATAGAGCAGAGAATGTAGCAGAGAAGATTGAAAGAGAACGGTTGAAAGACCATTCAGAAATTGAAGACTTTGGTTCGCAAGAAGAGTGTACGGCGTGCCAAGGATAGAGGGGAAATAAATTATGAACGTAGTTATATACAGTAAACCTTCGTGCCCATTTTGTGTACGAGCAAAAGATTGGTTTGACCGACACGGTTATACCTATACAGAAAATGTATTATATGACGAGGAGCAATTCCTCGCTATGTGCCAGAAGATTCCAGGAGTAACAACTGTTCCTCAAATCTTTATAGATGATAAACATATTGGTGGTTATGACCAATTGATGGAAGTAGCAGATACTATTGTTAAAAATTCATCTGGTGGTTTAATACGATTTTCTGAAACATACAAACCATTTTACTATCCATGGGCAGTTGAAATAACTACTCGTCATGAGAAGGCGCATTGGATTGAAGATGAGATTGATTTGTCTGAAGATGTTACAGACTGGCAACGTAATAAGATTACTAAGGTAGAGAAAGAATACATTACTAATATCCTTAGGCTGTTTACTCAATCCGATGTAGCGGTTGGTCAAAGTTATTATGATGTATTCATTCCTAAGTTTAAGAATAATGAAATCAGAAACATGCTTGGGTCATTCGCCGCAAGGGAAGGTATCCATCAACGTGCTTATGCTTTACTTAACGAAACATTAGGATTACCAGATAGTGAGTATCATGCCTTTCTTGAATACAAAGAAATGACTGATAAGGTAGACTTTATGATGGCATCGGATTCTAATACATTAACTGGTACTGGACTTGCTTTAGCAAAAATGGTATTTAACGAAGGTGTAAGTTTATTCGCATCTTTCGTTATGTTACTTAACTTTCAACGTTTTGGTAAAATGAAAGGAATGGGTAAGGTAGTTGAGTGGAGTATTCGTGACGAGTCAATGCACGTTGAAGGCAATGCTAGATTATTCAAAGCATTCTGTAACGAACATTCCAGAATTGTTGACGATGAATTCAAATCAGAAATTTATAAAATGGCAAAGCAATCAGTAAAGTTAGAAGATAAGTTTATTGACTTGGCATATGCTGTTGGTGATATCGAAGGTCTTCCAACCGAAGATGTTAAACAATATATTCGATACATTACAGACAGACGTTTGTTACAGTTAGGACTCAAACCTAATTTCAAGGTAAAGGATAATCCACTGCCTTGGTTGGAGTGGGTACTTAACGGTGCTGACCATACCAACTTCTTTGAGAACCGAGTGACTGAATATGAAGTTGCGGGTTTGACTGGAACTTGGTACGAAGCATATGAAGAAAAATAATCATCAAATAACTTTACTTTTCACCTTAGTTGTAGTATAATAGTAGTATATTAACTAAAAAGAGGGGAACAATATGTTTGCGAAGTTTATTAAGAAAACAAAACAAATGGTCGGTTTAGACACCGAAGATTACAAACAAAAATACTACTACGCAGAGCAACGTGCTAAAGAGGCAGAGGAGAAAATGATGTTTCTCTGCCGTCAATTACATACTGTTATGGATCAAGTAGATGTATGTACCAAGGAATTTAGAAAATGAATTTACACGGATTAGAAGAAGACCAAGTTGAATTTATAATCAACTGTATAGAAAAGGCAAGTGTTAAAACACCAGAACAGCAAGAACTACTTGCTTGGATAACAATTCAATATGTTCACCAACAAAAAGGTGGAGCATACAAAAAAGCAATCCGTGAACTCGGATATGCAATTTAACAAAAGGAAATTATATTATGA